TTAGTAATACACGTGTCTTGTTGCTTCTGGTTCTGGTCCTGGACCAATCCAGATAGGAAAACCGCGTTTTCCATAGTCACGTGCATAAATTTTAGTACCATCAGGTAACTTCCTTGACGCTCTAAAAATGTACATACGTATCTCCTCCTTTCGACATTTCCACTTGCCAAAAGGAACTATACCATGCTATACTGAACTTGTTCAGAGAAAAGTATAACTGGCCGAAGCTAACAATATAGTTTCCTTTCGGTAGTGCCAAGCACTTTGTGTGCTTGGTTTTTTCTATGTATAAAGCTTTTAGCTTGACACATCATTTGTGATATTCATTATATTGAATCTTTGCTGCCTGCCTAGACATCTTGCACTTTACTGCAATCTCTTCTGCGCTCATATCTTTCACCAACTCATATGGTGCCATTAATTCACCAGCAAATGTATTGGCTTGCCACTCAGGATCCCTATATCTTGGAATCTTTCCACGAGCAAATGATATTGAATGCGGTTGATGTAAAAAATAATGACCAACCTCATGACACAATGTAAAACGATCTCTTGGATCTCCTTTTACTGCTCCTTCATACACATCTCTTCGTATACACATTTTATTACTTCCAGTATTAGTAGTTCCATATGTATCTTGCATTTCTTCTGGTTCTACAATCTCTAAATCAATCCCATCTTCTGGATTTGCTAATATCCATTCGATAAATTTAACAACCGGAAATGCAAGATTATTTTCACATCCCACGATTTCTCTTATTTTTCTTGTCATCTTTCTAATGCCGATTCTTGATCTAGGTTCTGCAGCAATATTCACTCATTATCACTCTCACTTTCTAAAATTTTTTTTAATTTATTCTTATCAAAATCCTTGAATTTTCTTGCAAATGATAACATCATCATTCTATCTTCATCCTCCATATAGCTAATATCAATGCTATCATAGTTTTGTGCTTCATATAGATATTGATCTAATTGCTGTATTTGCTTTGCATTTAAATCATATAAATCAATAATCAGCTCTCGCCATTCTTTAGGTGGCTTCTTTTTTCCATTTTCAACTTTTGATAAAAATGCAGATGAAACTCCCAATTTTTTTGCCATGTCATACAGGAGTTCACTTCTGTCAATTCTAAGTTTCCTGCAAAACTTTCCAAAATTGTTTACCATAGCATTTCACCCTTGCCCTTCTATTTATACATTTTCTATTATCATAAATAATTTTAACCTCTATGGGTTAATTTGTCAACTTGTTTTTTTCAATCTATATTACTTTTGTGGATTATCTCCACTAAATTTCTATAAGTAAATGGGAAATGATTTAAGATGAAATATATTTAATCCCCCCAGAGTTTAACTCTGGGGGGATCTTATTACTGCAGATATCCTGTCGGACCGAATGTGTACTTCTTTCCGTTGATCGTTAGCGTTTCATTTTTCGCCATCTTGCCGTCTGATTTAAAATAGTAATCAGCTTCCTTAAGGCTCAGCCATTTGCTCTTATACATGGCACCGAGCGGAGATGCCGATGTTGCTTTCATATTGTACCAGTAATAATCATCTCCTGCCTGTCTCCATCCGGTAAGCATCTGGCCTGTCTGATAACGTCTGTCTTCTCCGGATTTAACAAGATAATAGTCGTTACCGGCATATCCTTTTAACTCACCTTCCAGTAGTGTTCCCTGTGCATGTTTTCCTTCTCTCTTCGGTCGTAGATAGAAATAGTTTCCACCTGCCAGAACCCAACCGGTTAACATAGCCCCAACCGGTTTCTTTGGTGCGACTACTCCATCATTCAGGAAGTACCATTCCCCGTCAATCTTATTCCAGCCGGTCCGCATTCCCCCTGTTCCGTTAAGCCAGTAGAAATTTCCCTGGTACTGAATCCACTGATTCTGGACAACGTACCCTTTCTCGTTAAACCAGTAAAATGTCCCTGCTATTTTTCTCCAACAGTTCCGTGGATAGCTTCCATCCGGATCCTGCCACCAGTCACCGACTTTGTCTTTTATCCATTTTCCCGTCGTTTTTTTCGTCACAATAATTCCGAAAGCCCTGAGGATTCCTTCCGCGATTTCCGCAATATGATCATTAAAAATTTTTCTGTCCTGATCATTGTCAATAAATCCGCATTCCATTAAACGATAATTCAGCCCTCTCTTGGCAGCCCGGTTTACATTTGCCAGGTCAGAACGATACTTGATATTCTCGGCTCTTCCCGGCATTAATGTAGAGATAGAAAGAGCAAGTGACAAATCGTATTCGTCTGGAGCGAATCCCTCTTTGATGATGATATGTCCGCCTCGTGCCGATCCACCGCCTGCATCCATATGCAGCTCTAAAATGTTTGAATCTTCCGAGAAGTTGTAAGTACTTATCAGCTTATCTCTGTACCAGTTTTTACTCGTATCCCCAAGAATGACCGCTTCTCCGCCAAGTTCTTTAATTTTGGCGGCCAACGCTCTGACACGTTCTGCTTCTGTATATCCACCACCATCGGCTCCCGGATCCCCTTCACCGTGTCCACAAATAATAAATAACTTCATATTGCTCTTCCTTTCATGTCTTCTATGCATCTCTTGCACCGGTACAATTCTACTTTTTCTTATATGCATTCCGATTCCACATTTCTGTCACACGTTCCCAGCCACCTGTGCTGACCAGGTAAACTATAAAAGCGGCAATGAAAGATGCGAAAATGTAATACCACTCAATTACTATCTGATAATAGGTACACAAGACGATTACTGCTACTGGTGTCAGGATCAGTGATATGATCAGTGCCACAACATTCGTCTGCACTTTTTTCAGTGCCGGCATCTCCTTGATTGCCTGCACGATCACGCTGACCAAGAAAGCCAGCACTCCAATTCCTGCTAAAATGTAACTCATGTACTGCATTAATGTTTCAATGTTCATGTTCAATTCCCTCCAAATCTTCAATTCTATGGTTTGCTACCTTGATCTGTTCTTTTTGAATAGAAAGTTCCCTCTCTATACTATATGTACGTTCAACCACATGATTGTGTTTGTCTACTCTTTTGGTCAGCTCATCTAGCTTGTATTCCATAAGAGCTCTTGTCTTTTCCTGCTGGCCGTGGTTGTTCAGCAGACAGATTATCAACGTTACTGCTGCTGTGATGCAGGATGATATAATAGTTTCCATTTTTTGTTCTCGCTTTCATCTCTTGATCTGTATCAGACACATAACTACGATTCTCTTGTTCTGCCTGTGCTGCTCATCATCAATTCTTTTGGCGAACTCTGCATGCTCTTCTCTACCTACATATTCCATCACCATTCTCCTTAAATACTTATAGTTCTGATTTTGTTTTAGCTTCCGATCGCAATCCAATTATAGGTAGCATTATTCATGAATTTATATTCTTTCACCGATTCTGCCCAAGAGAATGTACCACCTGACACGCTAAAACCAGATCTATCTGTGATTCCACAAGGTTTTGAGTACACGCTGTAATCACCACAGAATGTCACCTTTGCTTTTTCTACATCTGCGGAATACACAGCAGTAACAACACCTACTGATGTGATTTTATCGGCATAGATTATCAGCTTATCAATCTTAGACAAGCCAGTATTGATAGTAGGAGATGATGTTGTTCCGTTTTTTACCTGTGTGCCACCAGAACCTCCGCTAGATGCTTCCATTGTTCCGTAAGCGACACCATCCTTAGATGTGAATTTTTTCCCTTTTCGCACATCTTCTGGCATTGCGTCACCAAAGAATGCACCTAGTGAACCATCGCCCCAAACTCTAATGCTGCCTCCCTTTTTTAGGTACGCTGATGCGTTGTCAAGAGAAACGTTGTTAAGAGTCATATAAAGATCTCCATTATATTTACTTATATTAACTCGTCCATTACCAACTGTAAGCTTGCTTCCCGTAAGCGATACCATACTTCCAGTGACTTTTTTGCCGTCAACATAAGCTGTCTTCCGTTCCACAATATCATCTGCTGTTGCCGTAGCATCTGATGTGTCGATTCCACTTGACTGTATCATCGTTCCAACTATCCTTTGTCCAGACCTATCATGAGCTGTAGCACCAGCCAGCAAATTTTCTGGTGCTACAGTGTCTTCTGCAAGATTAATCAGCGCACCAACTATCCTTTGTCCAGACCTATCGTGAGCTGTTGCACCTTCTAACAGTTGGTCTTCTGCAACTGTGTCCTCTGTCAAATCCAGTAATACACGTCCATCGTATTCGATTTTATTTACGTCCATATTTTGCTCCTCTCTAACTAACCGATTGTTACTGTAAGCCCACCGGCACTGTTTTCTGATTCGACATAAGGAATCTTTTCAACAACTACCTGTGAGAGACAATTATAACCTTCGTCCGGAAGAATCGTCTGCTGTGCGCTATTTGGAGTTACTGTCTTGGATTGTGGTTTCATTCCTTCACTACCGGACATCTGCCCATCAACGCCGAGGATGTTGATACCTTCACGGATGTTTGACGGAATGAGCTTTTCTTTTTCTCCTACGGAGATTTCGACTTTACCGCTACCGTCATGATATCCTTGAGCAATTACATAGCTGTCATCTTTGTTCGAGATTGCGCCTTTTACTGCTCCATTATTCGGCATCGTTCCAACTAGCTTCTGCCCTCTTGCATAAGCGGTCTTACCTTTTAAGACCTCTGCAACTGCTACGGTTGCGTCATTGGAGTCCACATCGAACGTGCACACTCCTGTGACAACTTCTCCATCTTTTCCATGCGCTGTAGCACCTTTGAGAAGTTTGTCTTCCGTTACTGTATCGCCTGTTAAATCAATTAATGTTTTTCCACCATATACTACTTTACTTACTCCCATGTTTATACCTCATTTCCTATATATACTGTTGATCCGCCTGACTCATTGCTTACATCGAAATACGGAATCTCTTTCACTATTACATCCTCTGTTAGGAATTTCTGTCGTGTCTCAAGTTTCTGCTCTGTTACTTTTGGGACAACCTTGTATGTACCCTCATAATAATCTACTTCTTTACGTTCCGTGGCTTGCTGGAAGTGTTGAAATTTTGCCTGAAAGCCATTCTTGCTTTGACTGAATCCAACTTCAATCTTTCTCTTCTGCTCACTGAATTTTAGTTCAAGTCTCATCAGATTACACCATCCTTCAAAATCCCACCAACATGCACCGATATAATGTCTGATGCAAGTGCTTCTCCTTCTTTTGTCCGCACCCGTACCTGTATTTCAGCATGTGAATTACAACATGATTTCAATTTCAGAGTGTCTTCCTGTGACAGATTTACTTTCAGTAACTTTCCTGAATGGATACATTCTGCAAAATTCTTTTCAAAAACTGCTTTCTGGTTCTGGGATATCGTTACATACGCTTCTGCAATCAGTTCTGTATCAAATGGTAGTTCAAATTCTAGAACAGGTGTTGTTCCTCGTATCATTTAATTCCCTCATTTCTTGGTGTATTTAACAGTCACTAATCCGGTGTAGTTGCTCCAATTAGTCCCCGTCGATACAATAACGGTTGTACCATTGCCTGCAATTCTTACACCTATAGAATTTGCAACATCTTTCGGGTCTACATATGGGATGGGATAACTTGCACCACCACTGAATGCAAAACTGTTTTCTGCATCAATCCAGATATAATTTGAATCGGTAATGCCTGTATTTATAGACTTTGTAGTATTATTCGGTAATGTTCCAATATTTATCATTTTCTGATAGATTGGTGCTGAATTAAGATACTGTCCTGTAAATGATTCAGGAATTTCTACTCCTACAGTAGTAGTATCTACTTTCTTCGACAATTTGCCATTTAATTCAGCAAGTGATCCCGCTACACTCAACAGGCTCTTCACCTCCGTAACATTGATTCCATTGTAGTGAATTTCAAATACCGGACACTCATCTACAAGATCTCCCTCCTGAAGATTGCCCTTCGTATATGTCGGAACTGCTGGGCTGCTCGCCTTTGCTGTCCCGGTGATCACCTTCCATTCGCATTTTTCAACCTCTGTCTCCGTATTCCTGGTATACCGGTTTACCACGAGGTCAATTCTCTGCATTCCATGTGATCCATTCGTCAGAGTGACCTCATCATAAGTTCCGATTTCCACACAGGAAATACATCCATGATGGCACATCATCCCGCTCCGGATCTTGAGCAGATTATTGGAACTCAATTCTGGCTTTAAGTTTTCTCCGCTCGTGAGAATATAACTGTCCTGTCCCAGTATTCCTTCCAGCATCTGCCGGAACTGCTGCGAAGTCACATGGGGTGATCCGGTTCTTCCAGATACAATTTTCATTCTTCATCTTCTCCTTCCAATTTATAAGTAATTGATTCTACATCATTTGTGATTTCATAGATGATGTTCTTTACAGGCTTTGACATATACATCCCGGTCAGGTAATCTCTGCCTCCTACGATATCTCCAATACCGACCTGAAGTCCAAGACTTGCAACATCCATTTTGAATGTCTTCTTATTCATTCGGTCCTGAAGTCGTTCAATTGCATTTTTCTCAAGTTCATCCGTCTCCGTTGATGTATTTTCGTACACCTCCGTGATTTCATCCAGCCCGGTATAATATTTTTCTTTTCCAATACTACCGTTTTTCTGTACATACAGATGGAATACATTTCTTTCCTGAAGTTCTCCCTTTCCTGCTACGATCAGATGATTCACTCCATTCCGCTTATCATCCATTGTATAATTCAGCCGCATGTCTTTCGACAGTTCCAGTTTTTTTGAATAATCTACAACAGGAACTGCTTCTATCAGCAGATATCCCGGTTCTCCCTGCTCCCGAAGGAACCGGATGTTCAACCTATACTCTTTGCTTTTCAGCATCTTGCTAATCCCTGCAAGCAAGGTACAGTAGCGGTCAAACAGATAATTACTGACCGTGATTTCTGTATTCTTGGAAGACACTACATACAAGCCACTAAACTCCGGTTCAATCAATGCTTTCATAACCTGATGTATTTCCCCTGTTACTTTCTTGTAATCAGATCCTGCCGGCGGCTCAATCACTTTGTACTGCAAAAATCCACGCCAGGTGATCCCTTTCACTTCCACATAATCAAGTGTGGTATCCGTCAGGATCTCACCGATAATTCCACCATATTCTGTACCAACAATGTATATATAACTGGAAAAGTTCAATTCCGGATACCAGTTTGATCTTGCGATCTGAACTGAAAACTCGTACTCTCCATTCACATCTGCAGTAAAATTAGCATCTTTCACATATCCAATCTCATGTAGATTCTTATCTGCCAGTGTTACCACGGCGGCTCCCTCCTGTTCAAAAATAAGGTCAAATCAAAACCAAAGTCTCCCGACCAGTTGATATTTAAAAGCCCGGAAGGAATTTTCTCAAATATGCTATGTTCCAGCGCTCTCTCATTAAATGCATTCTGCACAGTTCCATTTGATAAATATCTCATAACCTTACAAGATCTGCTGTCGATCACAAGATATTCATTTCGTTCCAGTGTCACAAATACCTCATAAGGATAATCATTGATTAAGATTCTTGGATTCACGCATGGTCCGTAGATAATCATCTGGAAATCACTCGGAATAATATGCTCTACTTCCCACACAGCGGTCCCGCGCTTCACTCCTGCAAAGTCGAACGGATGATTATACGGAAAATCAATACCTGCAGCTGCCTCTTCTTCGGGCTGTGGAAAGAATTGTTTTCCAGTTTCTACCACCCACACAAGCTCCGGTGCCTGAAAGGTAAGTTCCACCTCGGAATAGACGTAACCTTTCCATCCTTCCTTTGCCGATTTTAATATCCTGCATCGTAAATAAGCTCCATTTACATATAATCTGCCATAGGAATCACTTTCTGCATCAACCGCAATGATCCGATATAATTGTTCCATATTTTTCTGAAATTCTTCTCGCTTTCCAAATACGTCAAGCGTTACAGTCTTCTCATATCCTTCCGATGACTCCGACCAGTCCGCATCGAACCAGTCGGTTTTCGTTGTTCTAAAAGGAGCTTTTAAGAGATTCAGTTTTTCACCATTTACATTTTCATAATACACTATCATACCTGTGGTACTGCTCCTTTCGGTAATGGTCTGTCTATCCGTTTTGTATCCAGGAAGATTGGCTTATTGCCATTTTCTTTCGCTATCTTCCTCTGAATACGTTCCAATCTATCATAATCAAATCCCTGGTTCTTATAGAGTGGATTACTGGTGATTCCTCCGACTGTTTTGTCCGGGTTGACTGATGTTGTAATCTGCACACTTCTCTGCAGACTCTGAACTGCCTTTTGTACTCCGGCACTCATGGATCCGACTGGAAGGTTCTTCTCAAATCCGATTCCCATTCCAAGTGCCATCATCTTACCAACCTGATCCCGAAATACACGAGATGGTGAATGAATGCCAAGTTTTGACTTAATTGCGTCTAATGCACTACTTGCCGCTGAAGTTGCCGCACTTATAAGATGTCCTACAGCACCTGCAATACCACTTGCAATTCCTTCAATAATATTGAGGCCAACACTGCCCCAGTTTACACTGGTAAATGCACTCTTGATCTGACTTATCATAGACGGAATCTTTCCGAGTAAGGAAGGGATTCCCTGTACCAGTCCTACAGCAAGCTGAGTGATAATCTTCACACCTGTCTGCAAGATCTGTGGCAAATTCGTGATAATCGTAGATGCCAGCTTGCCGATGATAACCGGTGCTTTCGCTGCCACCTGCGGAATCGCGTTTGCAATTCCCTGTGCCAAGCCTTCCATTAACTGTAATCCGGAAGTTATTAACTGCGGAAGATTACTGATCAGCGACTCAACCAGAGTCAGGATCATCTGTACCGCTGCCGGAATTAACTGCGGAAGTTGTGCGCCCAGACTGCTTACTAATGTTGCTATGATGCTTGCGCCTACAGAAATAAGCGATGGTAGATTTGCTGTAATCGCATTCATCAATCCCAGTATCAGGGTTGCACCAGATGAAATCAATCCCGGAAGCGCTGCTGTGATCCCGGCTCCAAAGTTGGATATGATCTCCGGTCCTTTGGTCTGCACCATAAGCAGGATTTGATCAATCTGTGTACCAAACTGACTGTAAACCAGTCCAAGACCGGCTACCACAACGGCTGCAACTGCACCGAAATTAAGAAGACTAATAAATGATGGAATGAAACCGGCTACTTTTGAAAGAATTGGTACAAACGCATTTCCAATGATTCCGAGATAGCTCATAAGCTGGCTTCCAAATCCAGACACTTTCGACAAAACAGAACCAAACGCACCGCCAAGAAGCGAACCGAATCCTTTTGCGCCGTTTACGATCACACCAAAGGTACTGCTTATAGAACTTCCAAAACTTTTCAGTGCAGCTGTAGCTTTCGGGAATGTTTTGGCTAATCCAGGACCGATTTTTCCAAAAGCAGAAATAATCCCTTTCGGTATCTCAGCAAAATCACTTACAATCTTTCCGATTGGACCAGTACTGACTGTTCCTAAAGCCTTTTGGAATACTCCGGTAAGCTTCGGGGCTAAATCATTAAACGGAAGAAGGATTGCATCCTTCACATTTCCAAATACTTTTGCCCCAGATTTCATGCTCGCGCCAAGGCTTTTCAGATTGCCCGGCATCTTGCCAAGCTTTGCAAAAACGCCTCCGCTTATATCGCCTAAGCTGTTCAGAATAACACCGCACGTTCCCGCACTCTTTCCAAGTACACTTAATGCCGGCGCCGCCCCTGCAAGAACTGCCGCGGTCTTACCAAGATTCATGAGCTCCTCTGTACTCATGCCCTTTGTTTTCTCGGCAAGTCCGGCTATTGCATCAGTAAATCCCTGTAAAAGCGGCACTTTATTGCCGATTTCATTGATAAAACCAACAAATCCGTTAGAGGCGTACGCATTATTCAAATCTTCCAGAGCTTTCACACCTACAGATGCAAGCTCTTTAAGCGGTTCCTGGATGGATCCATAAAATGCAATCCCAAGACCTTCTGCTTTGGATTTTAGACTGGTGATCTGACCAGCCAGATTGTCCTGCGCAACTGCAGCCATGTTTGCTGCTGCATCCTTGCAATTGTAAATGGAATCCTTCAGCTTATCGAAATCTCCATCCGATGCATTTACGATTGCCAACAGACCAGACATTGCTTCCTGGCCAGCAAGTGAGGTTGCCAACTGTGCCTGCTCTGCTTTAGAAAGACCTTTGAATCCATTTCGCAAGTCACCCATGACCGTATCCAGCGACTTCATATTGCCCGCCGAATCTGTCAAGGATACGCCCAGCTGATCCATTGCGCCCTGTACTTCATCCGTAGGTTTCGCCAGACGGCTAAGCATCTGTCTTAATGAAGTACCCGCCTGACTTGCCTTGATTCCAGAATTTGCCATCAGACCAATGGCAACCGAACAATCTTCTACGGAATATCCCAGCGCCCCGGCTACCGGCGCAACGTATTTAAACGTTTCTCCCATCATTGCCACGTTTGTATTGGCATTTGATGAAGCTTTTGCCAGAACGTCTGCGAAATGGGTAGAATCAGAAGCTTTCAGTCCAAAAGCGGTCAGCGCATCCGTAACAATGTCACTGGTTGTTGCCAGATCTTCTCCCGATGCAGCTGCAAGGTCCATGATCCCTTTCAGACCATCTACCATGTCCTGCGTCTTCCAGCCTGCCATAGCCATGTATTCCATAGCCTGTGCTGATTCTGTAGCAGAGAACTTTGTCTTGGCTCCCATTTCCTTGGCTTTATCTGTTAATTTCTGAAAATCTTCTCCAGTTGCCCCGGATATCGCAGAAACCTTCGACATCTCCGCTTCAAAGTTCATCCCAACTTTAACGGCTGCCGTTCCGATTGATCCGACTTTATCGACAACCTTGGTAATCGCATTTCCAACGGCAACACCTAATCCGGTAGTCGCAATCTTACTCAGATTTGAAATGCCCTTGTTAAACCCACTCTCATTGATTCTGGTATCAAAATTCAAATATCCATCTGCCATACTATCATCCTTTCTGATAGCACGGCTCAGGGGCTCACAAGTGCTTACTTCTTAATTTTTATCTCCACCTCCCGTCGGCATTTGCGGCATTTCACATACAGTCCGCTGCACACTGCAGTATCTGTGTAAACAAACAGATGCTGCCCGCAGTACGGACACGGATACCACTCACGCCGTGTCGGTATTTTAATTTCCATCATGAGAACATATCTCCAATCTCATAATCATCCAGTTTCCGCTGTTTCTTTTTCAAGGCAACAGCTCTCTGGATCTTCTTGATCCGTTTGCGTTCGTCCTTATCCCGGATTGTTCCAGGATCAATCGAACGGTACATGATCCGTTGTTTAATCTCGGTATTATCCGGCAGCCAGTCAAACAGGCTCCGGAACTCCCACCAGTGCATATAGTCGATCTGCTGCAAATCAATTCCATACGCTTCCCGGAATGCTGCATAAATACAGCCGGCATCCTCTGAAAAAGAAAATACCGGCTTCCCACTTTTTTGCTGCTCTTCCTCTTCGTCTTCCATGTCATCCCGGTACATCCTTTTGCACATCAGGAAGTCTCCGAGCGCATAAATCGCAGCTTCAATGTCTTCCGGAATCTGCTCCAGATACCACTGCAACAGAAGTCCGCATTTAATCCGCCACGGAACCGAGTCGTCTTCAACCAACTCCGTAAAACGGATCCATTCACGAAAATCTGTCACAATCGGGTAGTACTCCCCGTTCACCTTGACTTCTTCCGGAAACTGCTCATATAAAATATTCATGCTCTGCTACCTTCCGGTATTGGAATATTTTCCCTTACCATACTGTTTCTGGTAGTTTCTTCTCTGCTGACGGTTTCCATTTGGCTGTGACTGCGGATGCGGGAACTGCTGCGTTGTATTTTGATTTGGTACATACTTATCATATTTATCGTCCAGTTTCTTTGCTTCTGCTGTTTCAAAGTCTAACAATGATTCAGCCGCTTCGTTACACAGCTTAATGCTGTTCTTTCCGCAAAGGATCCGCTCCCCTGCTCCCTCGCCAAACAGGGTATCGAAGAACACATAAAAACATGCACACTGTGCGCGGATAATATCGCTCTGCTTTCCAGTTATGGGAACCTTTTTATTTGCATCAAACATTGCCGCTTTTGCTTCGTCCAGCACATCTAAAAAATCTGCATCTGTAAAATCTACTTCTGCTTCAAAATCTCCAAATTTCCAAAGGCTCATAGGCTCACTCTCCTGTTTCTTCTTTATTCTGCGTCGGCACTGAATGTACAGGTCTTCCATCCGTCTGTAGTGGTGGCAGTACCCTTTGTGATCTCTCCGGCTGCTTTAAAACTTCCTTTGTAGATCAGCGCGTCCGTTCCGTCACCCTCCGTGTCCGGAATTACACTCCATGTTCTCTTTCGTGCAGTACAAGTTGTTTCCGATGTCTTCTGTTCAAACAGATCTACCACCACAATATCAACCTGCGCTTCTGTTCCGAGAATCTCATCGTCAGTAATTGCTGCAATCTTTTCATGTACCGGATCATTGGTATACCGGTCAAATTCGTAATCGATTGCCGGTGCATAACCGACTACGTCACTTCTTTCAGACGCCTCATCCACATACTGCCGGCTGTACTCTGTCGAGTTCTTTCCATCCGACAGCGATGTAAATCCCGTCATTCTGGTAAATGTCTTTCCTGATCCGTCAGCGTCCATAAAAGCCACTCTCTTATGTCTGCCAACTAACATTTTTTCACTTGCCATTTCTTCACACTCCTTACTTATAAATCAATCTGCATATCATCTGATACCGTCCCAGATCAACCTCTGTGCTGAACAAATAGCCGGACTGCATCACTTCCACCCTGATGGCATCGTGATCGTCCAGCTCCGGGACAATATCATTCAAATTATTCTGTTCTGTCCACTCTTCAAACTGCTGATAAAATCCGCTGTTGGCGATTCCCGTCCGGGCATCACCGTCATAAGCTTCTTTGCTTGTCAGAGCGAACTGGAACTGCTTCAGGCAGCTTCCATCCACATATTTCTTATAAATGGGATCTGCTCCGATCGGATCAATGGAATATTCCATTCCATCACCAAGATAATCAATATTGATCTTCCGGTTATCAATATCCGGATAAGTCATCACATACTCACGGATGCTTTCAATAATCGGCTTTCTCTTATTCTCCTGCAAGTTTCTCAGTTCCTTTCCTAATCACATCTTTCTTGCTCGCCTTCATGGTTTCAAACCATCGTGCTTTTGATCTGTGCTCGTAATACTGCCGGCGGGCATATGGTGACAGGTATTCAATAGATCCGGAACCGATCACAGTTCCAAGTGTCCCGGACTTGATCAGCATCCCGGTTCTTCTCGGAGTCAGTGGATTCATATAGCGCAGGCACTCTGAATCCACAAATTCCTGCGCTTTTGAAAAACTCTGTGCCTTCTGGCTTGCAAATGCAGGATTCCATTCCAGCTTGGCTGTTACGGACCCATCTTCACCTGTTACTGTGATCACACGCCCTCTCGGCGTATTAATTGAAAATGCTTTCTTGCCAGCCATCTACTCACCTCCAACCCTCCAGTGAGGTATTGATCCGAACCGGTTATCTGACCAGCTGTTAACCTTGCAGTGTCTCTGAGATACTGCCGTCAGATTGGAAGGCTTCTCGATCTCCATCTCGCATTCTCCGATAACAATCTGGTCATCGTTTTGGATTGTCCAATATTCTTCCGAAGTTTCCGACCTCTCGTATTCTTCCGGTGGAAGGTACCGATCCGCATTCTCCACTTCTTCCGGAATACGGATCTTGTAAACATCTGCACTCTTTCAACCCTGATTCAGTCAATGCCGTTTTGTGATCGATATACACGTGAACGTCACGCAGAACTGTTCGATTCCACGTGTCATAGGTATCCTTATCTCCACGTTTCCTGTTATAGATCGTAATCGTTGCATTCGTTATCATCATCATCCACCGCCAAACTCATGAGTCCTGTGTTAATCAGATATATCTCTGCAATTTCATACAACATTGCATCTAACGACTTGCCTATATCATACGATACAGAATATCCATCATTATTCTCTGATGTCTTCCCGTCGCGTTCCTCATATTTGTATGCACAATCACACATCTCGCAAAGTGCCGTCTTTGCCTTTTCTGGCCAGTCTCCCTCATTCATTCGATCAAATGTGTATCTGTTCAGTCTGGCACTCATTTTAATTTCCGTGAAATTCCAGCAGTTCTCTGGAATCAAAGAACCGCCAAAAGAATTCATATAATACTCATATGTCACATTCATGACATCACCTCTTATTCAGCTGCTGTATGGACATAGATACCATCTTTCTTGTTGTCTTTGCACTCTGCGATTCCAACTGTTCTGTATCCGAACTTCCAAGCATCTGCATTCTGGTTCTGATCTGGTGAAATAATCTTGGAAACCGTATGCTTCTGATACTGAATTGCTGACTGCTTATCAACAATCAGGAAATTCATTGCAACTCCGCCTGTATCTTTCGCAAATCCGCCTGCGCCAGAAGCATTCAACTTTACCTTACTATAGAATCTTCCTGAAGGAACTTTCACAATTCCTGCAAATCCTTCGATTGCTTTCTTTGATGCAGTCGTATCAAGATCTTCGATCATTCCATATACCGTCGGATTAATGAACAGATAGCATGTTGCAAGATTTGCCTCTGCATTTTCAATTTTTCCTCTTGCGGCTCTGAGTGCTGCAAGAGCTTCCTTTCCATTGGCGAGGACTCCCTTTACAGTTGTGACACCTGCGATCTGTGCATAAGCTGCTAATCTGTATGCATCCAACTCCGGTACAACCTGAGTTCTAAGAAATTCTCCTGAAAGACGTCCAAATGCAATACCAGCTGATTCAATATTGTCCATTGCATCCACATTAAACATACGACCTCTGTCGTAAGCACATTTCTTTGTTTCGTAGTCCAGAGTCACATCTCCTGCCACATAACCTGTGTTTTTGTTGTAATCCGCGAGTCCCTGCATAGACATTTTCGGAATCAGAATCTCATTTGCATTTGCTCCTTCTCTAACCAATTCGTTCGGTCCATCCAGTACAGCTGTCAGCGATGATAATTTATACACCTCATCCAAAAGTGTTGAATACTGTTTTCTTAATTCAATTGCATTCGCCATGCTTTTCTACCTCTTTTCTTATTTCTTTTCCGGCAGTCCCATAGCAGCTCGAATAGCTGACACATCGTCTCCACCGATATCAGCTCCGCCACTTCCACCAGTACCGCCTACTGCATTGTTAATTGGTTCATTTTTTCCGAACAGATACCCATCAGACTTCTTCACATCTTCTAAGGCCTTATTGATATCATCGGACTGATTCTTGGATTCTTTCAGAGCATCAATATCTAGCATCGCGATCACAGCCTTTTCATTCCTTCCACCTGCAGTTTTGACTGCCTCTTTAATAGATTCCATGAACATGCGGTCTGCTTCTTTAGCTGCATATTCATCGTCTTTCGCTTTCAGATCTCCCTGAAGCTTTGTAATCTGTCCCTGCAGATCTTTTACATCCACACCTTCAAACTCTTTCAGCTTGGCGTTCACATCATCCAGGGAACTCTTATAATTATCTCTCTGGGAAACTGCATTGTCATACTCGCTCTTAGTGCGATAATTTTCTTTCCAAGCCTTGTCAAACGCTGCCTTCTTATCTGCTGGAAGCTCAAGTCCATACTCTTTCAAAATCTCATGAATATTTTTCATCGTTACATTCCTCCTGAAATATTTTATTGACCGCTCTTTCAGCGGTATGGGATATAGCCGGCTAGACCTCCGGCCGGGTAGTTGTCCAGTTTAATGCCTTATGGCAGGGCATAAAAATAGCACGCATTTCTGTGCGCTAGAATTATCCATTTATTCTTCTACGTGACATGTATTAGTTAATTTCTCATACACATCTTCATACAACTCCTGTTTGTCACCATTGTATGTGTACTCTGCATAGATACCATCACCACTGACTGTAGTTGATGCAAGACACTTGTAATTCTGGAGTGTTTTGCATGACCATACTACGAATACATTTCCGAGGTCAATCTGAACCTCTGGTTTGTTCTTGTGGTACCATTCAACAAGTTTCTTCTGTGCAACACTCTCAAAATGCGCCATTCCTGTAATAATCATGATTAATCCTCCTGTTCTGCAAATACCCAATCTTCTGCAAGCATATCTGCCTGACTTGCGAGCCATCCCATCTGCACTCCTGATGTTCCGACAAATGAAATAGCCATGTTTCCGATAGCATCATGTTCACAGTTTACAATCTCTCCGTCTGCTGTCTTGTAAGAAATCCCAGTAGCAAGCTGAATGTACTGCTTCTTACCATTCCAACCTTTACGAGCTACTTTAAGTCCTCTTTTCAGATAACGAATAGCATCTCCGAATCCAAATGTTGACTGACCGCCGAGAACACCACAATTTTCTTCATCAGCAATCATCCAATCGTCTCTCTGTGTGTGCATGAAAGTATATTCCACTCTCTGCGTTTCACGGATATCAAGGACTTCTCCCTGTCCTTTATCGGAATCTTTTGGTCTGCAATGAATCATAATCGTCTGTTTTTCATCATCCCAACACCAGTAACCGTTCCAACCTGGAAGTTTTACCTTTGCCCCATGCTTCATTGCTTTTAATGCTTCTTCAAATTTCATACTGTTTACCTTATCCTTTCTTAAAAATGAGTATAAAAATACCACCGGTCATATTGACTGGTGGTAACTAATCTATATTTTCCTCTTCTTCCCAATTGTCATCATCTGAATCGTCTAAAACAAAAATTGTATCATCTGTATAATCATCAAAACTTTTGCCTGGTGGCATCTCAGAAATATTAACTTTCTTTTCAGACCTAGAAATATTCTTTTCCATACTTTACTCCTACTTTCTCAGCGATAATCCTATTGTACTCATCGGAACTCAGTAGCAATCGTTCTTTTTTATTTATTTTACCACTCTTGTACAAATTATGATACTCTTTTCGTATTTTCTTTCGTATATCCTCATACAGCTCAATAAAGTCATCATCAGGCATATTCCATAATTGTTCAGCTTTTTCACCGACTCGAATATAATAAACCTTGTCTTCCCCTATGGCTCTAAGTTCTTGCAACTTAGCTCTTTTAAAGACTGTCCAATCCGCCAGAGAAAACGATGCTCCAGACGGGTGATTATGTGAAACAATACAATTCTTCATTTTTTTGATTTCTGACTTTGTAAAACTTACACTTCTTTCATCCCCCCGTTTTGTGAACAGATATTTTCCATTTGAATCATATATAACTGCCGTTTCTTTTTCTCGCCATGACAATGATTTTTCATCTTTCTTAAGCTCTGATCTCGCTGCACGCTTCCACTTGTCACTCGTATCATTTAACGACATTTTTCTTGCATCTGGCGCAACTCTCCCTTTCATGTCCAGATAAATACGCTCACGCTCTTCCGTGAGACCCATCTTCCTGCAGAACCGGGAATACTCGTTAAGCTGCCCTTGATATTTCGCTTTGTGCAGAATGACTTCGTCCTGATCAGCACCACCATCCTGCAATAATTTGACTTTTTCACGCTGTGCCCTCATGGCTGTCTCCATTTGGCGTTGCCTTTGTTTTGCTTCATACAGGGTATACTCTTTGCCGTCAAACGTCTTAGGTTCTGCCTCTTCCTCATTCTTTGCGTCCAACCAATCATCAGACCAATTACGCTCAGATATACCAGGAAAGAACGGATAATATGTATGATAACAGTTAGCACCCAAGAGACCCGTTACTGTTCCAAGACCACATACCGAATACAACTGTTCTTCCTTCCAAACTCTTCCCTGCCACACGGAATGAGTTGGACGTGCTCCGGCATGCCACTCAACTTCGAAATATTCTGTTCCAAGCTTTTTTGCATTGTACTCTGATATCTTTCCGGTAATCTGGCTGACTGCCGTCATGACAGCTCTCCTTGCAGCTACATCAACCCGATTGGCTCTTCCGGAGGAATAATCGATCTGTCGAAGTCCGCTATTGGTGAGCTGAGTCACAACTCTACGCAACACACTGTTGTAATCAAATGCTCCGGTCACAATATCATAGCATGCTGAATCGAGATATTTGGTGTACACCTGTGATAATGGGGTTATAACTTTCTTTCCATTCCCATAATCCAAATAGAATCCTAACGAATTCGTTACATTCTCCATATCTTCAAAACTCTGATCTATGATTGCCTCTGTAATCTGCTTGAGTTGTCCATTCTCTGCGAATGGTATGTACTCAGCATTAATCTGCTCATATATGTCCTTATTCCTGACATATTCCCAATCAATCACCTTGTCATATAACTCGAACATCTCTGGATAAGAAGCATTCAATGTCTTCTTGATTTCTCGTTCAATATCCTCTGAAGAATATCCTAAAATCCGTAGCCTATTAATCTGCCAGTCTGCTGTGCTTGTAATCTTTCCAGTCTTCTTGATCCGGCGAACAATATCCTGCATGATTCGAAGTTCTAAGTCTTGATATCTTTCAGCAATCTTACCGACCATCTGATTCTTATAATCATCTCGCATTACTCAATCACCTGATTTTGCTCCGGAATCTTAGATTTTGCAGTTTCTTCGTCCTCGTTGTACCACTTCATTCGGTACTCAAGCAGGCTCATGACACCCATGCTCACATCCTGCCTGTCCTGCTGCCTCTCAGATTCTTCATCAGCCAGAATTGAATCATTAAACTCACAGGTAAATTCCACTCCGGACATATAAGAGCCATTGTAAAAAGCCAGGGCGTTTACAAATCCATTCAGACATTCTTCCAGCTTGTCTTGAATCGCTGTGACACGGTTATATTTTCTTGTCTTGGAAGCAAGTACCTCTGTAGCTGTCTTATCCACTTCCTGTGCGTCAGACAGATCTCCATAGGCAAGACCGACATTAAATTCGATTTCTCGTTTGTATTCTTCCAGACCTCTTCTGAATGCTTCATCTCGCATTTCAGGAGAATACTCTTTGTACAGATCCTTATCTTTTCCATCTTCAAGATTAAGTCCTTTATACAGACGTTTCTTAAGTCTTGGAAGATAAGTGTTTCCTCCTTTTTTCTTAAGTGCTCTATCGTCCACATGGATTGCACGTTCTCCGGAATCATATTCCCAATCCAATCGCGCTCCTTGTACATCCGCTTTTCTGATCAGATTCTCTGCTGATTCATACACAGATACGCCACAGGAAGAACCATCTACTTTGTTCTCAATTGGATTTTGGTAATAGCCGAAATCCATTTCAATCATGCCGGGATAAATGATCGGACCTGGAAGAATGCTTTCCCACTCTGCAACTTCATCCAAGCTGCAGCTCTGACCAATATCATTTTGGCTCTGCGAATGATAACATTTATTCTCAATTGTCAGATTCCCATTTGTAAAATAATGTCGCTCAACTCTTGTGTAGTAATTATTCTCACCAACACACTTTACAACCAGAAAAGCAATGTCATTTGGAATACCGCTATCGTCAAAGCTGATTGGAATAAACTTATCTGCTGCAACATACTCTGCCTTATCCGGACCAAGTGGTCTGAGAATCATTGCTCCAAGAGCAAGACCGGTCTGCAGCTTCTTGTTCATATCCGACAGACTCTTCTGAAGGACTCTGTCCATCTTGTCATTATTCAGGATCTTGGCTTCCATCTCCACTAAAACGGAATCTGCGAACTCACGGCAAATCCCCTCTTCCAGCTTCAAAGACTCTACAATATCGCTGCACCAGTCCGCATTCCCAACCAGCATCTTTTTCCATTTATTGATGGCATCGATCATGGTCTGTGACAGCGCCACATCTTTGCCGATTATATTTTTTAAGGTCGTATAATTAAACATGCTCACTATCCTTCCCCATAGTCTTTTTAATCCATCAAACATCTTCCACCTCTTCTATCAGGTCCTTCATATCTCTTTCTATCGTATACTCAAATGCATCCAGACTATCAATATCGGTGCTGCCATCATCCAGACGCTCATCCTTGTCCGTTACATCTTTGTTCCATACCGCATCAGAAAATGCTGTCTGCAGGGACTTGCAATCGTCTGTTATCCAGAACCTTCCCGCTCCCATAAGCCTTACCGTGCAACGGATCCGGTCAATAATCGCTGCTTTCCTTGCCTTTCTGACTGTAATCCACGGAAACCTTTTTTCTACTGCATTCCGGATAGAATTACCAAGGACGGTTTCCGCGTTGTCGTAATAAACAGATTCTACGTTGCAATACTCCACGTAATTACCGCTTTTTGCGATTACTCCGTATTTATCTATTACTTCCTGAACAAAATCACAAAACAGCTCATCAAGCCTATTGCTATCAATGTCTTCCTCTGAATCCTTCGCCATGATTCTCTTAGACATTACTGCAATCACATCTGTATAATCATCTGTGTACCCTCTGGCAACAAAAGAATGACCGGACTGATTTCCTCCGAAGTCAAGTCCGATCTCTATCGATACAATATCTGTTTTTTTGAATTGCTTATATTCTACGTCACTTGCAAGTTCATCCAGCACCTCACATCTGTAAGCATCCGGATTATCTGCAAAACGTTTATAGATCGCTCCTTCTGCACGCTTCCAGAGCCCGAGGATTAACCGGTCATAATAAATCGTACCCTCATACTCCTTACAGAGCTCCTCCACATATTTCGGAGGTAAAAAAGGATTGTCAAATATCGTATATTTCTGCAGATAAATATCTAATTTATCATTGTCCAAGAACTCTTTCAGCCAGTGTGTGGGGTGCTCCGGATTGCAGGATCCATCAAAACACGAATACGGCTTATCCAGACGAGATTTTAACATCTGGAACACTTCTTTGTTCCATTTAGCAACCTCATCACCATAACAATACTTGATACTGGAACCCTGGATCTTCGCCACCTGACTGACTTTTTCAGCTCCCAGGCAATATACCTCTTCGCCACAGATATGCGCCATATTTCGGTTATTGATCTGTCCGATCAGCTTGTTTGTATAGATCTCGCGCATTGGCTGTAGCATATTTCGCTCAATCGATTCTTTTGATACACCAAGAATAACATTGAGTCCCGGCTTACCAGTTCTTTCCCGAATACGAAAAGGAACCACAAAAGCCGTATCAACGTAGGACTTTCCAGAACGTACCGCACCAGACTTAATATTCCATCTATGAGTTGCGTTCACAATATACTCATTCTGTTTCTTGCTTAATTGCATTGTCCCGCACCTCTTTCAGGATCTGATCCAGTCGATCAAGTGCTTCATCATTCTCATTTTCACCAGTAATAGCTTCTTTTCTTGCCTTGATCAGTTCTGTATCTGCTTTCTTATTTTCCAGATCTTCCTCGGCTCTGGCGCTTTGTCCGGAATATTGTGCTACAAACTTCGCAGCTTGTGTGTCTCCCGCCAGTGCCATCTTGATCTGCGCCATAAGCAAAGCCGATTCCAAAGTACACTCAACACCAAGTGACTCCAAAACCGGCTTCCATTCTTCATTATCTATTTCGGCAGTAAGCAGCAGGTTTAAGGTCTTCCGGAAGTCTGCCTTCCTGCGTCTTGCCTGACCGCTCGCTTTTCCCGCCTTTTTTGCTAATTCCCGGCGCTCTTCCGGGGTTCTCTTCTCATTTGCACCTCTTATGTTTTCATATCCTGCCAC